ACAATAAAATCCTGCTTTCATCTTCTGTCTCGACTGGCAAGATTGAGCGTGAATATCACGAATATGATTATCGGGGGCGGGTATATTGCGTATCCGTTCCATCGGGGATGATTTTGATCCGGCAAAACGGGACAATTTTTGTTTGTGGAAACTGTGATGCTCTGGCGGTAATTGAGTCAGGGTATCGGAATACAGTTTCCATCCCCTTGGGGGCTGGAAACGAGAAGTGGATTGATACAAACTGGGATTTTCTCGAACAATTTCCTCATATAACTCTATGGTATGACAACGATGCTCCTGGAGAAAAAGCCAGGAAAAGTGTCATGCATCGGCTCGGAGTTTGGAAAGTATCTTATGTGCAAGTACCGGAAATAATTGATGGTAAAAAAATCAAAGATGCAAATGAGGTTTTATATAATTTTGGGAAAGAAAAAGTCCTTGAATTTATAAACAACGCCGTAGAACCAGATATCGAAGGTATTTTAGATTTTTCAGATATTGAAGATTATGATCTTGAATCAGCAGAAGGTCTTTATACAGGAATAAAAATTGTAGATGATTTTCTTTACAAGCTTGTTTTTGGAACAGTCGGCATCATAACAGGAACATCTGGAAGTGGAAAATCCGTAATGATGAATCAAATCGGTATTTCCGAACCGTTGAATCAAGGACATGATGCTTTTATATTTAGTGGCGAGTTATTCCCTAGATTTTTGAAACACTGGATCACTTTTCAATTGGCAGGCAGAGACAACATAGTCGAGCTTAAGAAACATGCAAAGCACGTCAAACCAGAAGTTAAATCCAAGATAAACAAATGGGCTAAAGGAAGACTCAATATTTATGACATTGAAAAAGATATGAATTTTTCAGCAGATGCGATATTTGAGAAGATGGAGATCTTAGCAAGACGCAAAAGCGTGAAAGTTTTTGTCTTAGATAACTTGATGACAATTGATTTGGATTGTGACCAAGAAAATCAAAATAAGAAACAAAAGGAATTTGTGTTGAGGTGCGTAAAATTCGCAAGAGCGTTCAACGTCATTGTTTTTATAGTAGCCCATCCGAGAAAAGGTGATGGGAAAGGTCAACTAAAAAAAGAAGATGTGGCTGGAAGTTCAGATATCACAAACCTTGCTCACTACGTTTTCTCGATCAAAAGATACACTGAAAGAGAAAAGGAAGGAGTTAAGAATCCTTATGGGGCATATGAAAGAAATTGTGAACCAGTCGATCACGACGTTCAGCTAACCGTTCTTAAGAATAGAATCACAGGCGGTCAAGATCGAGATTTTGATCTTTGGTATGATGAAAGATCGATGAGGTTTTATTCAGATGCAAGTGAACTTCATAAAAGATATAAATGGGATACGGACAGAACACCAATATCAACGATAAATCCCAAAGAACCGAAACAACCGGAATTAATAGCATGAAAGGAGATTGATGGGATATTTTTCAGAATCAGTATTAATACACACAGACGAAGAAATAACAAAGATAGAGAACATTAAAGTAGGCGACAAAATAGTGAACAAAAACGGAGAATTTGAATCGGTAATTCATATAGATAAACTAAAAACCCCTTCAAATCTTCTAAAAATAACACATTATTTTGGAACTGATAAATATTTTCCAATAATTTGTTCAGAGGATTGCCAAATTCTTATAAAAAATGGTGGCACAATAAGATTTGAATTTGCAAAAAATATAAAAAAAGGTGATTATATTTGCACTCCAAAAATAAAGCCTAAAAACATTCAGAACAAGATTATAGACTTAAATGACTATAATATATTTAATTTTGAGTATGATGATGACTATATTTACGAACCAGTTGTAGCCCCTCGCCCTTATAAATATAGTCCTATGGATGTTTCCAGAAAAATAGATACAAGCTTTTCTTTAATTGAAAATTTTGTCCATCTTGACTGTCCTAAAAAATTATTTAGCAAAAAGCCTGAAAAGCTGAGAGAACTTTTTGAATATGTTCCATTCAATACAAGAGAACAATATTCAGACTATGTAAAAAGTTTTAGAGTTAGAAAAATAAATAGGTTCATAGAGATAGACAAAACATTCAATCAATTTATCGGATTGATGTATGGAGATGGATATACAAAAAATAAGTCTCCAATTTATAACATTGCATTAATTATAAATTCAAATAACTTCAAAAATGTTGTAAACAGGGGGATATTTGCCGAAATTGGAAGGAGAATTGGAGTTGAGATAACAGAAAATTCAAGATTTGATCGAGGAAATTGTATAGAATTGTTTATTGTCTCAAAGATTTTTAGCAATTTTGTAGCATGTGAAATGTTTGAATCTAAAATGGGAAAAGACAAAATATTCAACAAAGAATGGTTCAATCAGAATGAAGAAAATTTAAATGGCCTATTGGACGGGTTCATTCTTTCGGATGGACATACATGTGAGAAATACATCGGTTTTTCAAATACTTCGCCATCGTTAATCAATGCGGTTAAGTTGTTGTATCTTATGACTAATAATGGAGCTACGGCAATAGAATATATACATCCTCGCAAGTGCGCCATTAGTACCACAGACAATTGGTCAAAGCCAAGCATGAATGTTAGGAAAAGCCTGTCAAAAATAATGAAAGACATAGACTTAAAATCCGATGAAGATTATTGCTATCTACCAGTAAAAAAAGTTATCCCCATAGATACCCTTGAAAATTGTGGTTATTTATTGACAACTGAAACGGATAATGGATTTTTATTAAACAACATGATTGTGAAGGCTGCCTAGTGATATATCAGAATTACCATAGACATAGTATGTATTCAAATATTCGTGTAACAGATAGTGTTGTATCAAATGAAGATTATGCAAAAAGAGCAAAAAATCTTGGGCATGGAATTATCTCAAGTGTAGAACACGGAAATCAGTCACGATATATTGAATGTCATGAATTAGCAAAAGAATACGGGCTTAAATTCCTTTTCGGAACGGAAGCCTATTGGGTTAAGGATCGGTTTGAAAAAGATCGATCCAATTGCCATATTATATTATTAGCAAAAAACGAAAATGGCAGACAAGCAATTAATGACATTTTATCAGAAGCAAATATCACAGGATATTATTATCAACCACGAGTTGATATTGAATTAATTCTTTCCTTACCTTCAAATGATGTTTGGGTAACAAGTGCCTGCGTTGGGGGCTTTAAATATGATGATGCAGATGATATTTTTCTTCAATTTGCAAATCATTTTGGGAATAATTTTTATTTTGAAGTCCAGTATCACGACACAGACATGCAAAAAGAATTAAATAGAAGGATTATTGATCTATCTAATAAGCATAATATTCCAATTATTATGGGGTGTGATAGTCACTTTATTTTTCCAGAACAGGAAGATGAAAGAACAAGCTACTTGAATTCTAAAAATATCTTCTATGAGGACGAAAATGGATGGAATCTTGATTATCCAGACGGAGAAACGGCTTATAAAAGATTTAAACAACAAGGAGTCTTAACAGAACCTCAAATAAAAGAAGCGATGGCAAACACAAATATATTCTTAGAAGTTGAAGAATATACGAGCAGAATTTTCAACAAAGACGTAAAAATGCCAACTCTTTACCCTGAAAAAACAAAAGAAGAAAAAGATCAGATGCTCATAGAATTGACTGATAATCTTTGGTTAAAAGAAAGAGAGCAAATTCCTCAAGATCAGTGGGAACACTATAAAAAAGAAATTGATAAAGAAGTTGGAATTGTTGTTGACACCAATCATGCAGATTATTTTTTACTTAATTATGAGCTAATAAGACAATCGGTTGCGAAAGGCGGAGTTATAACACGATCCTCTCGTGGATCTGGTAGTTCATTTTTTATAAATAAGCTTTTAGGATTTACAACAGTTGACCGAATATCTGCTCCTGTTCCGCTTATTGCTGATAGATTTATGTCTCGCTCACGAATCCTTGAAACAAAGAGCCTTGCGGATATAGATTTTAATTTAGGTAATGTTGACATCTTTGAGCAAACACAAAAAGAATTGCTCGGAGAAGATCACGCTTACCCGATGGTTGCCTTCGGAACATTGCAGCCAAAAGCAGCTTGGAAAATGTTTTCCAGATCGGAGAAAATTGATTTTGATATTTCGAATGAAATATCAGGGCAAATAGACAAATACAATAAAGCTATAAAATATGCTGACACTGATGAAGAAAAAGAATCGATAAGCATTTATGATTTTATCAACAAGGATTATCACGAAACTTTTAAACAAAGTGAAAGATATCTTGGGGTGATAGATTCTATATCGAATCATGCTTGCGGATTCTCTTTATATGACGGAAGCATCAGAAAAGAAATTGGGTTAATTATGATCAAAGCGAAGAATGGCAAAAAAGAACATCTTTGCTGCATGATGGATGGCAATTTTTCAGAGAAATATAAGTTCTTAAAAAATGACTTGTTAAAGGTTTCCGTCGTAGAAACAATAGATAAAGTCTTTAAAAGAATTGGAATCCCCCATTTAGATTCAAAAGAACTCCTGGCAATTTGCAAAGGTGATCAGAAAACATGGGAAGTGTATGAAAAAGGATTTACGCTCGGAATCAACCAAGTATCTCAAAGAAGCACATCAGGACGTGTCACAAAGTATAAACCTAAAAACATTTCAGAATTAACCGCATTCATTAGTGCGATTAGACCGGGAGCAAAATCAATCTTCAGAGCATTCTCAAGCAGAGAACCATTCTCATATGACATTAAAACCCTCGATGACATCATTCAAACAGAAGAATTCCCCCAATCATTCATTCTTTATCAAGAAACCCAAATGAAAATCTTAAACTATGCTGGAATACAGATGGATCAGACATATGAGATCATTAAAAGTATTTCTAAAAAGAGATTTGAAAAAATCATGTCATACAAAGAAGCTTTTCTAACTGGATTCAAAGACAAAGTAATGGAAGAAGGCGGAACAACAGAAGATTTAGCTATCGATGTATCTCACAAAGTTTGGCAAATCATGGAAGATAGTGCTTCTTACCTATTTGGGGCGGCTCATGCATACTGTGTTGCTATTGATTCACTTTATGGAGCTTATTTAAAATCTCATTATCCACTTGAATTTTATGAAGTGTATCTACAAATACTTGAAGCTAAAGGCGACAAAGATTTGATGGCAGAAGTAAAAAATGAGGCTGAAAAAGCATATGGAATATATTTTCCTCCGATGAAGTTTAGGCAAAATAATAAAAATATCGCCTTAGATTCAGAAAACAATCAAATCACAAACTCCCTCAAATCAATTAAAGGCTTCAATAAAGCTCTCGCAGACTATCTCTACTCTCTCAAAGACATTCAATTTAATTCCTTTATCGATTTTCTTATTCATGTCGAAGAAACCGGAACGCTTTCAACCAAAATTGGTGAACTCATCAAGATCCAATATTTTGAAGAATTTGGTGGTAACGGGAAACTCATCGAATTGTATGATGAGTTCAAATCTGGCAAAAACAAATACAGCAAAAAACACACAGAAAAAACAAAAGAAAAAAGAATTGCTGCCTTAATAGAAATGGAAGCAGGCATTCAAGATTACGACATTGGAATTAAGGATCAGATGGATATTGAACGTGAATTACTTGGATATATACAGGCAACATACCCGGAAGTAGATAAGAGAAACTGTTTTGTAGTCGAAGTAGACACAAAGTATGCTCCTCGAATTTTACTTCATAGCCTTGGAAGCGGAAAGACGCAAAGCGTCAAGATCACAAAAGCCTTATTCAAACATCGTCCACTTGTTCCAGGTGACATCATCTGCTGCGAAAGATTCCAACAAAAACATGCGGTCAAGAAAATTGATGGAGAATTTGTTGAGCAAGATGAGAAAATCTGGTGGTTGTCAAAATACGAAAAAGTTAATCATCTTTTTACTTAATTGTATTGACAATATCAACACTTCGTGGTATAATAGGTACATAAGGTTGAGAAAGGGTAAAAACAGCGAAACAAATAAAACAGGAATTTTAAAGCAAAATATTGGTTCAGGAATGGCTATATACGGTCGTTTCAAGATAGGAGATTGATGAGTAAAAAAACATATGTCAAAAAACTGTTCAAACAGTACAAAAAGAACAAAATCGTGTTTGGATTCGAAAGTAAAGATGAATTTGATCAATTTCTCGAAATATTAGAAATTGAAGGACTTAAAACAATCGACGGGGAGCCAATTAAAGAATCACAAGCTGAAATGTACTATCCATACATATTCGATAACTACTTTGAGTTTGAGAAAAAGACTCTCCTGTGCTTCGCTCCAAAAGATGTATATCCTTATTATCATTACAAAATCATGCATTTCAGTGAATTCTATCTTGCATACGAGTTTGCAAAATGGAAAGACTCTGTTGAGTCCCTCGGCTTCTCATGGCCTGCGGTGGCTGGATGCAATTAGTCAAACAGATTTTCACAGATTTACAGGCAACCAACGGTAAAAAAGATAAAGAAAAAATTCTACAAACCCACAAAAATAACACCCTCCTTCAAATAATCCTGCAATTCGTGTACGATCCCATGATCCTATCTGGATTATCTTCTAAGAAAATCAACAAACAAGTCACACTCAAACCCAACGTCCAAATCAATGACATCTTGAATTGCTTAAACTATCTCAGTTCTCACAATACTGGAACTGATCAAGATATCTGCAATATCCAATCCTTCGTTAATTCACAATATCCTGAATTCCAAAGCGTATATATTCAAATCGTCACCAAATCACTCAAACTCGGCTGCGATGCAAAGACGATGAATAAAGTTTTCGGCAAAGGATTCATTCCAACTCACGAAGTTCAAAACGCATATCCCATTGAAAAATACAAACTAAAATCTGGCGAATGGTTTGCTTTGTCTGAAAAACTTAACGGTATCCGTGGCTCTTATCTTGACGGTAAAGTTCTCAGCAGACAAGGCCATGAAATCAACGGGCTTGAGCATATTTTAAAAGGCATCGAATTATTGTCGCTGGAAGATATGTTCATCGATGGTGAGTTAAAGCGTAAAAATCGTGATGGAGTTTCTGACAATGAGAACTTCCGGCTGACCACTTCGTTGATTAATTCGGATGACAATGACAAGAGTGAAATTGAATTTGTTATTTTTGACATATTTCC